GAACTAGCAGGAGGAATGCAAGTAAATTGGGAGGAGACAAAAACTTACGTTGAAAACACAGGAAGCCTATAATGGAATTATCCATAAAACAAACAACTGCTTTAGACCTATTAGAAGATAAAACAACAAATGAGATTCTATTTGGAGGAGGAGCAGGAGGTGGTAAGACTGCGTTAGGTTGCTATTGGCAGCTTAAACAAAGATTAAAATATCCCAATACTAGAGGACTAATTGGGAGAGCCGTGTTAAAAACCCTAAAAGAAACTACCTTAGTCTCCTTCTTTCAGATAGCTAAAATGCAAGGGCTAGAAGCCAACAAGCATTATAAGTATAACGGACAATCTAGTCAAATAGAATTTCCTAATGGTTCTACAATCTTACTTAAAGATTTATTTGCTTACCCTTCAGACCCTAACTTTGATGAATTAGGTTCATTAGAAATTACCGATGCATTTATTGATGAGGCTAATCAAGTAGATGACAAGGCTAGAAACATTATCAAATCAAGGATAAGATTCCAACTAGACCAAAACGACTTAGTGCCTAAGATTCTTTACACTTGTAACCCAGCAAAGAACTGGACTTACTCTGATTTCTACAAGCCAGAGCAAGAAGGCACAATATCTAAGAATAAAAGATTTATAACTTCTCTGATAGATGATAACCCTTACATCTCTAAGCATTACAAGGAGAACTTACTAACTTTGGATAGTGTTTCAAAGGAGAGGCTTTTATTTGGTAACTGGGAATACTTGGATGACCCTGCACAACTTATAGACTATGATAAAATACTTGACTCTTTTACCAATACGTTTGTTCCTATTGGTGATTCTTTTATTACTTGTGATGTGGCACGTTTTGGGAATGATAGTACTGTTATTGGTATATGGAGTGGCTTTCGTGTTAGGTTTTATCAATTCAATGGTAAATCAGTTGTTGAGGTCGCTGAGCTTATAAAGAACTTTGCAACCGAGCATAAAGTTCCTACATCTAATATAGTTTGTGATGAGGATGGAGTAGGAGGTGGGGTAGTAGATATTCTTAGGTGCAAAGGATTTGTCAATAATAGTTCTCCATTAGTAAACCCTGTAACAAGACAAAAGGAAAACTTTGATAACCTAAAGTCTCAATGCTATTTTAAATTAGCAGATATGGTAAACAAAGCAGAACTTTACATTCAGGCAGATGGCAAACAAAAACAAACTATCATTCAGGAACTAGAACAAGTGAAACAAAAGTCAGTAGATAACGATATGAAAAAAGGAGTAATTCCTAAAGATAAAGTAAAAGCAGCAATAGGTCGTTCACCTGATTTTAGTGATTGTTTAGCTATGAGAATGTTCTTTGAATATTCGCCAAGATTTCAAGTAAGTGTATTTTGATGTAAAAATCATAACTTTGTTTAAATTCTAATAATATGGCATTTTTCGACTTCTTAACTAAAAAGAAGATAAACACTCTATTACCTAATATTCCTTTTGATACAAGTGTGGCTATTCAACGTGGTATCGTTACTTGGCAAGGTGGTGATTCAAGAGCATTCGTAAGAGATGGATATATAGCTAATGATATAGTTTACTCAATTGTAAAACTAATTACTGATAAAGCAAAACTTGCTCCATTCCACGTTTATAAAGTTAAAGATGAAGTATCTGCAAAAAGATATAAGTCATTGATGAAACAACCAGATAAGATTACTAACTGGCAAGAGGTAAACGATTTACATAAGAAAGCATTTGAAATATATACAGGAGATCAAAGATTAAACGACCTATTAAAATATCCTAACGGAGAAGATACTTGGGCAGATTTAGTTGAGCAATGGTGTGGATTTAAGTTAATAACAGGTAATTCATTTATATATGGAAAACTTATTGAAACAGGAAACAATCAAGGTAAGCCGTTTGAATTATTTGCTTTACCTGCTCAGTATATGGCTATTATTGCAAATATCGAAGTGTTCCCACCAACCAGAGTGGGCTACCAATTATACTATGGAGCAATGTGGTCCTTTGACCCAAAAGAAATCTTACACGATAAATACTTTAATCCTGAGTGGACAGTTACAGGTGGTCAATTATACGGACAAAGTCCTTTACTTGCAGCTGCTAGAACTTTAACTAGAAGTAACGAAGCTAAGACTGCTGCCGTTGCATCATTCCAAAATGGTGGACCAGCAGGGGTTTTATTTATGAACGATGAAAGATTTGACCCTATAAGTGGACAAGCACAAGCACAAGCATTAAAGAGAGCAGTAAGCGAGAAAGGTGGTGCAGCTAATTTTAATTCTATTGCAGTATCAGGTTATAAGGTTGACTGGAAACAAATAGGTTTAAGTCCAGTAGAACTTAATATCATTGAATCAGAGAAATGGGATATGAAGGCACTTTGTAATATTTACGGAGTACCATCTCAACTATTAAACGATGCTGATAATAAGACTTACAATAACCAAATAGAGGGAGAGAAGGCATTGACTTTAAGATGTGCTATTCCTTTATTAGATGCATTGACTGATAACTTAAATAGAAAATTACATACTGACTGGGGTTATAGAAATAGTGGATTGTATGTAGGATATGATATTCAAGTCTATCAAGAATTAGAGGCAAATAAGACAGAGCAAGTTGCTTGGTTAAATACTGCTTGGTGGATTCCACCTTCTCAAAAGAATGAGATTATGGGTATCAAAACTCCAGACTATATTCCACAAGAGGAGATGGAGAAACTTTACATCCCTTCATCTTTGCAACCTACGGATCAATTCCAACCTTTACAAATCAATGAATAATGCAGGAATATTACAATATTTTAGACCTTTTATTTGATGTTAAAGTAGAACTAAAGAAAGATTTACAAGAGATTGTAGATGAGGTTTATGGTAAGTATCACGATATTGTAAATATGTCTTATAGTGAATTAAAGGCTTGGTCAGAAACAGAATGTAGTAAAAAGGCATCTTTAGATAGAAACCCAATAGAAAGAAACTTAAATCTATTATCTAAGAACAAATCGGAGTGGGGTGCAAACGAAGTAAAGTCAGCTAATAGGACTATAAGTTTTGTTAGTAGAATGAAAAATATGCCTAATGGAGAACCAGCATCTAAAAATTGCCCATCTAAAAGAGATATCTCTTTAAAAAATTGGGCATATAATCCAAACAAATAATATGAAAACAAATCATTTAGAAAAGTTCTTATCATTAGCAGAGGAACTAAAATTAGAACTTAAAGCAACCACAGGGATAAATAGAAGTGGAGTTAGTCAAGCTAATTCTTTAGTGGCTGATGGTAAAATAAAGAATCCTTCATCTTGGAATCCACCAAGTGCTGCCGAAGAAAATGCATACATAGAGAAAAACGGAATGGCTGCTTATGGTAAATGGTTCTTAGGAATAGATGCTCAGGCAGACCCAGAGACTAAACAACATTGGCATTATATTTATACGAGTGATTTCGTTAATGTGGATAGAGCAGCTTTAGTAGCAATAAGACAAAGAGCAGGTCAACAAAAACAAACCGATGTTTTTAACGCTGCTGGTAAAATCATAGAAAAAATTGATGCATAAATGATTTGGCAAGATTATAGAAAACTATATGCCAACGCATTAAAACAATACTCACCTAAGTTCAAGAAAGAACTGCAAAATCAGGTGAATACCTATTGCCGTACCCTAGACTACAACAAAATTAGCGATAAAGCCCTAAAAAAGACGATTTACAAGCTCCATTTAGCTATGGGTACTAAGATGGCTCTAATAAGCGAAAGTGCCGTTAAAAAGTCTGTAAAGGGGGTTTATGTGCCTATGGAGTACAAGTCTGCCAAAACGGATGCTTTTCAGTATGCTATTATCCAAGTCCTACAAAACGATGGCTTAGACCAATTAGCAGCAGATATTACAAATACGACTAAAGAACAGATAAGAAGATTCCTAGTTGAGTCTGCTCAAAAGAATTATACTTTACCAGAGACAATTGCCTTGCTTAGAACTTCAGGCATTACAGATTATAGAGCCGAACTTATTGCTAGAACGGAAACAGGCAGAGCAGCAAATATAGGTTCTATGGTAGGTGCAACGAGTACTGGATTAGTAACTATTAAAGAGTGGATTGCAACTAGAGATAATAGAACAAGGAGAGAGCCAAGAGACCACACTGACCATTTAAGTATGGATGGAACTAAACTACCTATGGAGAAACAATTTCAAGTTCCTAATAATCAAGTAGGCTTAGGTTATGAATTAATGGACCATCCTTGCGATTCCAAAGCAAGTGCTGCCAATGTTTGTAATTGCCGATGTACTTTAGGATATGAGGCAGTAAGAGGTGCAAATGGTAAACTTTTAACTTTAGTAGATAACCCTCCAATGGGTAGAATAGGAGTTATTTGGAATGCCTTGCAAAATGTAATGGGTCAAGCAATAGGAAAACTTATAGCATCACTAATACAATAACAAAAAAAATAATAACTTTGTCAATATGAAAACATACGCATCAAAAGATACTATTGTTGAAAAACAAGATATCGGTTACGAAGTAATGGATGTTGATACCGAAACTCGTAGAGTTAAAGCAGTTTGGGCTAGAACAGGAAACATTGATTTAGATAATGATATTATCGTTCCTGAAGCATTTACAAAGACTTTAAGCGAAAGAGGTCCAGCAGGTAAAAACTTAATATGGTCTTTAGTTGACCATTGTGCTGAAATGGAAGCGGTTATTGGTAAGCCTGAACAATTATATGTTGAAGGTGATATGCTTATTGCAGTTACTCCAATAGTAATGACCGAAACAGGCGAAGATATAATGAAGATGTACGATGCAGGTTTAATCAATCAGCATTCAATTGGATTTACTACAATAAATTCAAGCGTAGGTAAGGATGGAGTAAGAACAATAACTGAACTTAAACTTTATGAAGGTAGTGCGGTATTATGGGCAGCAAACCCTGAAACACCAACTATTTCAGTAAAGAGTGAAGTAAAGAAAGAACAATTAGCAAACAGGCTAGAGAAACTCTTGAAAGCGTTTAAAGGCGGTAAATTTACCGATGAAACTTTTGCGTTGATGGAGATTGAAATAAAAAGGATTCAAGCGGATTTATTGGAGATTGAAATCGTTAAAGAAATCACTGCGGTCGCAGAAGCACCCCAGCCGATAATTGAGGAAATCAAAAACA